CGGTTGAGTATGCATTAATAACGCACACTTATCAGCTTCTTCTTTCGGTAACATATCACAAAATGTTTTAAATGCCAGAACAACATCTCCTGGCATCTTTCTACGAATATTTCTATTATTATAAAACATTACAAATTCAACATTATCATCTGTAAGTTGTTTTTTCATATCTTTTACTGATTCATATTCTTTATCAAAAATACTAATAGGATAAAAATATTTAGTACTTACTCCATGAGGTAAATAAGTAACTTGCCAATCTTCGGGTGGATTTTTTGTCCAAACATCATTTACAATAGCAAGTGTCTGTTTAGATATATTCATAATCAAATCACAAGATTCATAAAAGAACTCATTATATTGTGGTGCCGGCCAATCATCCCATATATTATAATAAAAAATAGGTATCTCCTGTCGTATCTCGTGTTCCATTTCATATAACCATTGCCAAAATCTTGGGTCGGTGTAATGTAGAATCGCGTCTGGGTTTTCTCTTGTCAATATACTTCTTAAAAGTTCTTGATTGCCATAACCATTTATAGGATATATTGTCAATTTAGCATCTTCAACTCCAGATTCAGTTTTTACTGTATCATCCATATTCACAACCTTACCTTCTTCTGGATGTTTTATCGCACCACCTATCTGAACCCAATCATAATGTTGAATTGACCCTAATACAAATTCTTTTGACATTGTACCCACACCAGAAGACATTCTTAAATCGTCTGACAATAAAAGTATTTTCTTTTTATCCATAATACCTCTTAATCGTTTAATAGTTGTTTTTTAGTTTCTTCTTTTTTAACGCTTTCTTCTATAACTTTTAAGCGCTCTTCTATTCTAACTAAAACTTCATAAATTTTATCAAATCTATTTTCATTTCTCCAATCCACCTTTTTCATTTTCATAATCTACTCCCGCTTGGTATTAATCTATCATAATTCTTAATTTTATTTTTAAACTTTGAATCTAAAATATATAAATCCATTGAACGATTTACTAATTTTTGTAAAGTAAACTCATCATCCAATGTCTTTACCTTAAAATTTCTATATAACTCTCTCAGTATTTTAACTGATGTTAATTTTGTATCCATAAAACCCTCTTATATATACGTATATATAAATATATATTAATTTAATATTTTAATTAATTTTTTTTGTTTTTTAGCATGTTCTACTGTATTCATTGTACCCTTTGATTCAACTCCTTCTGGTATAAATGCTATAATTATATCACTATATTCAGCTATTTGTTTGTTTCGTTTAAAATAATTCGTTACATAATATGGTCTATCATATTGTGAAGCTGGCAATTTACAATGCATATTCCATCTATAGTGAGCGGGTGGGAATTCAACATACTCCATATCAAATTCTAATGCAAACTTTTTAGCATATCCATCGGCGCCATCTTGTTGTCCTCCACTAACTATTTCTACTTCATCACCATGTTTTTCTTTTATTTCAAACACTAAATCTTTTATTTTTTGTTTATTAGTATAACCTCTACTACCGACTATACCAATTCTAATCTTCGTAGTCATTTCTCTTTTGTTTTTTAATTGGTTTTTCCGACGTTGTAAACTTAACTACGTTATAAAATTCTTGTAACCCGTCTAAAACTTTATTGCTATTTATATACTTATACGAAAATCTTTTAGATACTTCTTTATCCGGTGTACCGATTGGTATTATATCAAAAAAAACATATTCATTTACTTTAAGTTTATAACTCTGTTTAACAATTGTTTTAAATGATAACTTTTCTTCCCAACGCATTAAAAATTTCTTTAAATCTGTACCACGTATATCATCTTCTTCAAACCACAAATATAATAAAACTGAAGTATGTAATTCATTATGAGCTTCATTTATTCTATTCATAACTTTTTCTTCTATATCAGTATTAATAAAATCTGATAGTTTCAGTCTTAAACTTACTTTAGACAACATTATTTAACTCCTACTTCACAACGTTCAGTTTGATTAAACTCACAAAACCTACAATTTTTCTTAGAAGGTTGTTTAATATAATTATGTTCTAAATTATATTCTCCATCAATAAAAGATTCATCTATAAATTGATTTAAGTTATTCATAACTTTATTAATACTCGGAGTTCCATTTGCTGGTTGAAATATTTGAACTCTTCTTTGAGGAAAATCTACATTTTCATATAATTTTCGCTTAACTATAAAATATTCTACATCTATTTTATCTAATGGTATATCATATTGTTTACCATAAAATTGTTTGTATAATAATAACTGGTCTGTTTTATTCTTGTCAGCTTTCTGATACTTATTCCAACCCATTGTGGCAGTCTTGATATCTATAATTTTATATCTATCTCTGAACGTGTCATGTAATACTACATCCATATAACCAATAAATTCAATCTTATTCGGTAATTCATATTCAATAGGAACTTCAATGCCAACTAATTCATAATTCTTTTTACTGAAATACATATTTCGTTTCTTTTTAAACCAGTCTAAAATAGCTAATCCATGTGAATAAAATTCTTCCATATCTTCTTGTTCACAAAAAACTTCACCGCCGTTCTTTTCCATTATTTCAATATAATGTGTTTTCATTCTATGTAACAACATTTCGTCTAACGGAAGTGCATCAGCTATTTTTATAGTGTCGTTATACATTACAGTTAAATATGTTTGTAATGTTTCGTGCATTGCCTGACCAAACATTGTATGAATACTATCTGTATATGTACCTAACTTATCAACATAATTTAATTTCCACATATACGGACATCTACCCCATTGTGAAAATTGACTATAACTTATTCGTTTCATTTTCCCCATTTATCTCGTTTAACAATTGTCGCCATAATACCATAATTAGATATATCTAAAAATGCATCGTCTATTGGTTCATCTTTTACAGCAGAGTCTCTGTTATTTAATAACAATGTTTTTATTCTCTGGATTTTATCATTTAATCTAAAAAAAAGTCCAATTAAAGATAACTTCACTTCTTCTTCTGTTATTAATTGAGTTCCCACTGCAATATTCCCTGGACCATAATCATGTTGTTTGTATAAGAACAATTCATATTGTTCTCGTTGAATCTTCTTGAACTCGTCGGTCATCTCTGGCCATTCAAGTTCCATTTGTTCTACTATTGACAGGTTAGGATTATCTTTAGTATACTTTCTAACTGTCTTAGAATCTGTTATAACTTTCATTCTACATTTCCGGCTGTATATCCACCGACAGTACCTAGAACGTTTAAACCAGCTTCTTCTATCTTTTTAGGTTCAATGCCCCATTTTTGAGCTAATTGTCCTAACTCTAACATACCACCTTCAGTAAGATAATACATTTCAATCATATCATATGCTTCTTTTTTGCTAACTTCTTCGTGATTAGCTACGATATTAATTAACCAATTTGGATATTCCATTTGATTTCTCCTCTTAATATATTTTAACCATTGTTTACCTTTAGGTAATACGTTGGTGTATAATTTGTATAATTCTTTTGGTTGTAAACTATATTTCTGTAATTCATTTACTAACTCAACCCACTCCATTTTCATAGACAAAAATCTATGAGTCATATAATTAGACCAAGACTTTTTATCTTCGTCTGATATCTCTTCCCAATAATTAGGACTTTGAACCGCTGTTATCGCTTGAATGTGGTCGAATAAACTTTTTCTTTTTACTAAAGATTTTTTCGTATTTCTTTTCCCACTCATCTAGACTAATACCTTTTCTCGGTGAATCTCCTTTTCCTGCAGAAGATTTACCTGAAAATATTGATTTTCTTTTTTCACTCATATGTCCAAACTTGGAAATTTATTTGACTTTGTTTCTTCTTCTACTCCACTACCGTCTAACATTCCCTCAGCAACTTGACCACAATTTCCACAACTATATACTTGAACGGGAATCAAAGCTTCTTGTCCGTTTGGTGATACTATAGCTGATAATCTTTTTAATATGAATGAAGTTATAAATAAGTAGTTATCACAACTACTACATTTAATTGTTTCTGCATCTCTTAAATCAACTTGAACTTGAGCCTTTGGTTTCTTCATTTTTTTCATTGGGTGCATACTCATTTTATTACTCCTAATAATTCTATAATCATAGCCATAGCATTGATTTCTTTATCAACTACTCGACTATCACTTAACTCATATTTTGCTATTATTAAAATACATTCTGCTACATGACCTTTTCCATATCCATCTACTTCATCATATAACAACCGAAATAAATCAGCAAAATCTGTAATTTGTGAATCAGCTACTAACTGTCTTATATTTTTAAATGCAGTTTTCTTATCTTGTGTTTCTATAATCTTTAATAATTTTAATTTATAATCATTCTGTATAATACTTGATGTATCTAATTTGAGTTTACCATTAACGACATTTCTTTGAGCTGAATTAATGACTCTACGAATATCTGGATATCCACTATCTACTAATACTTTTATATCTTCCATAGTATCTGTAACATTTTCATTTATTAAAATATTATGTAAATGTTTCGCTACTTCACTCTTAGATGGTGGAATAACTTGAAATGATTGACAGCGACTTTGAATTGGGTCTATTATTCTCTCAACATAATTACAAGTTAGAATAAACCTACAATGTTTACTGAATGTTTCCATTAAATTACGGAGTGCGGCTTGTGCATTTGGTGTAATGTAATCACACTCGTCTAAAATTATTATTTTTAAATCTTTGAAACCAACAGTTGAAGCAAATTGTCTAACTTTATTACGAACTGTATCTACACTATTTTCATCAGACGCATTAATATAAAGATAATCACATTCTATGTTATTAACAAGTATTTTAGATAAAGTCGTCTTACCAGTTCCCGCTTTTCCAAACAATAGAAGATGTGGTAAATCACCACTCTCTAAATAAATCTCAACTTTACTTTTAAGGTGTTCATTACCAATATA